GTACAAGAAGAAACTAATGGACGTGTTAAAATAAAACAAGTAGAATTTAGAGAACACGGTAAAAACTCAGCAATATATTCAGAATAGTATGTATAAAATCTCACACGAATTACCAATAAACATGCTCTCTAGGAGCTATGGTATTAATGATTATGAATATTGTTTACCCCATTTACTAGATCAAAATGAAATTTATAAAAACCATTTTGAAAAAGCTAAAGAAAATGGTAGATATATCATAATGGATAATTCACTTCACGAATTAGGTGAAGCATATGATACAGAAAGACTATTACATTGGGTTGATCACTTAGAACCAGACGAATTTATAGTACCAGATGTTTGGCAAAACAAAAACCAAACATTGGTTAACGCTAAAAAATGGTTAAAAATAGATCTACCTGAAAACACAACCAAAGTAGCAGTAGTACAAGCAAATAACTATGCAGAAGCTTACGAGTGTTACCATATTTTAAAAAACCATCATGGTTATCAAAAGATAGCATTTAGTTATGGAGCTGATTGGTATGCTGATGAATTTCCCCACCCAAATCCCTTGGTTGGTAAAATGATGGGCCGTATAATGACTGTATCAAAAATGTATAAATCAGGATTAATATCAGATAGTGACAGAGTACACTTATTAGGATGTGCTTTACCACAAGAATTTGGTTATTATTGTGATTTTCCTTTTATTGAATCAATAGATACATCAAATCCTATAATTCATGGGTTAGAAGGAGTAAAATATAATAGTGTAGGTTTATTAACTAAATCTTCAACTAAAATAGACAAATTAGGATTAACACCTTTAGATCAAGAAAAATTATTCAATATTAACCACAACCTCATCCAATTCAAAAAGTTTGTAACGGATAGTAACACTCAACTATATTAAAATGACAATAGCATTAATTGCAATCACAGTATGTTCACTAGCTTTTTCGGCTTATGTATACTTTACACACGACAAAATAGCTGAAAGGAAAGCAGAATCCTATTTAGCTAAATGGAAAACCAAAGAAGAAAAAGCTATTCGAGAAGATGCTTATCAGCGCTCACGAGCAGTAAGTTTTGGAAAAACAATAGAACACTATGTACCATTTATGAAAGAATTTCCTGTAGAACCTAAAGATGTACAATTTTTTGGGAAACCAATTGATTATATAGCTTTTGCAAATAGAGGAAGTAAGAAAAAATGTTCAGTACATTTTATAGAAGTAAAAAGTGGTAACTCAAATTTAAATTCACACCAAAAGAATATTAAAGATGCTATACTAAAAGGTAGAGTCCATTGGCATGAATTTACAGTAGACGGAATTTGGGAACACGAAACTAAACAACAACATTTAAATAAATAATTATGAAAAAGCAATCAGTTTTATCATTGTCAGGTGGAATGGACAGTAGTACTGTATTATTACACTTGCTGGCAAACGATTATGAAGTAACAGCATTAAGTTTTGATTATGGTCAAAAACACAATGTAGAATTAGAAAGAGCAGCAGAATTGATTCAATATCTAGCTGAAAATGGACACTCAGTAAAGTATCAAAGAATCACTTTACAAGGATTAGTATCATTATTAAATTCAAATCTGGTGAAAGGGGGTGAGGACGTACCAGAGGGCCATTACGAGGAAGAAAATATGAAAGATACGGTTGTACCTAACAGAAACAAAATGTTTTCATCAATTATCCAAGCAGTAGCGCTCTCTGTAGCAAACGCTAAAGATTGTCCAGTTGCAATAGCAATGGGTATTCACGCTGGTGATCACGCTATTTATCCTGACTGTAGACAAGAGTTTAGAGATGCAGATTACGAAGCATTTAAACAAGGAAATTGGGATGCTGATAAAGTAGAATATTACACACCATACCTAAATGGAGATAAATTTGATATCCTAAAAGATGGTGAAGTATGTTGCGAAAAACTTGGATTAGATTTTGATGAGGTGTACAAAAGAACAAACACATCATATAAACCAACAGCTGAAGGATTATCTGATTATAAATCAGCTTCATCAGTAGAAAGAATCGAAGCATTCCTTAAATTAGGAAGAAAGGACCCAGTTGTTTATGTTGATGGTTGGGAAACAGCAAAAGCTCACGTAGAAAAATTATTAGCAGACCATGCGTAAAAGAATAGAAGATTATAATAAAGTATTACCAGTACTAGAAGTATATCGTTGTGTACAATCCGAAGGTAGCAGATTTGGTAGACCAACAATCGCCATTAGAACTACAGGATGTACACATAGATGTTATTTTGGAGAAGGGGGGTGGTGTGATAGTTGGTACACATCAATCCACCCAGAAAAAGGAATATTCACATTCCAAGATATAATAAATATTTATGATGAGAACCCACAAGTAAAAGAAATGATGCTTACAGGTGGTTCTCCAACTATGCATCCAGCACTAGTTAACGAATTAACACACTTTGCAAATGAAAGAGACATTATCATTACTATTGAAACTGAAGGATCTCATTATATTGAAACCGATTATCCTATTAATTTGTTGTCTCTTAGTCCTAAATTTAGTAATTCCGTTCCTGTTGTTGGAGCTGTTACACCTGGTGGGAAAGTGGTTGACCAAAAATTCGTAGATACCCATAACAGAAAAAGACTTAATACAACTGCTATTAAGCAGATGATCGAATTCCATTCAGATTACCATTACAAACCAGTTTGGGATGGTACACAGAAAAACTTAGATGAGATTGAGGCTTATCGAGTAGAACTTGGAATTCCCAGGGATAAGACGTATATTATGCCCGCCGGTGATACTAGAGAAACGCTAATAAAAATGTATTCTCTTGTATTTGAAATGGTAGCAGAACACGGATACAATATGACAGGTAGAGATCATATTATTGCGTATAACACAGAAAGAGGAGTATAATGGGAAAAGAATTATTATCAAAAATAGAATTAGATCACTTAGTAGATGATTTAGGTGATGAATTAACAGCTAAATGCCACGAAATAGGTGGTGGAATTGTTTTTGTTTGTGTTATGAATGGTGCTTTTATGTTTTACAGCGATTTAGTAAAACACATAGGATATCCAATCGAAACAAGTTTTCTAAAATGTAAATCATATGATGGTTTAGAAAGAAACAAAATTACACTAGATTATATCCCATCAACTGATTTTGAAGGTAAAACAGTATTTTTAGTAGATGATATTATAGATTCGGGTAACACAATGAAATATTTATCATCTTATGTAAAATTACAAGGTGCTGTTAGAGTTGAAACAGTAGCAGCAGTTTACAAAGAAAACGAGGTTTTCCCAGATACTTTTTATATATACAAACAACCAGAAGGAGTTAATCCTTGGTATATTGGATATGGAATGGATGATCCGAAAGGATATCAAAGAAATTTAAATACAATACACACATTATAATGGCGGAAGAGAAAAAAACGTTTGATTTAGAGGTAGTACAAGAGGGTTTTGCAAATGGTGTTGCACCAGGCTTCCCCCTAAACGATAAAGAAAAAGAAAAAATGATTAATAAAGCAGAAAAAGCTTATGGTAAGTTTTTAGACGCTTTAAAATGCGATTGGAGAAATGATCCAAATTCATCTGATACTCCAAGACGTGTAGCTAAGGCCTATGTAAATGATTTATGGGCTGGTAGATACACCGCAATGTCACCTATTACTTCCTTCCCTTCAGATGGTTATGATGGAATCGTAATCGAAAGAAACATTCCTTTAACCTCAATGTGTTCACACCACCACCAAACAATAGGTGGTGTGGTTCACATTGGCTACATTGCGGGAGAAGGTGGTAAAGTAATTGGTTTATCTAAACTAAATAGAATTGTAGAATTATTTGGTAGAAGAGGAGCCATTCAAGAACAATTAACATCAGCAATTCACAATGCTGTATCAAAAATTACAGAAGGTAATAGAGGAGTAATTGTTACTATTGTAGGTACCCACAATTGTGTATCTTGTAGAGGTGTAAAACACCAAGGTGCTGCTATGGTTACAACAAAAGCATCAGGTGTATTTAGAGAAAATGATAATTTAGCAAGAAAAGAATTTTTTGACAGTCTAAAGATTAATAACGGAGGACACAACATTTAAAATTATGACAGAATTTTTATATCACGCTTTGGGAATGTGCGGAGAACATTCACACCCAAATTTAATTAACCTTGGATACATAGCTCTTTTTATGTACATAAGTTATAAAGTAGTTAGTAAACAATTAAAAACAAAATAATATGGCATATTATATTTCAACCGTCAAAGTAAAAGACGAAAACGAAAGAGGTAGAATCACTAGCACAAACGAAGTTTATTGTGTAGAAGCAGAATCAGTTACAGAAGCAGAAGCTAAAGTAGTTAAAGAATTTGAAGGTGCGGGTGTAGAATACCAAGTTAAAGCAGTAAAAGAATCAAAAATTCTTAAAATTTTAGACTAATGGGAAAGCAATTAGAATTATTTAAAAAGGAAAAACTTAGTCCTAAGTATTGGAATGTACCTTATGTAAATGAAGTAGAAGTATTTAACGAAACATTTGGTAAACCAAACAATTATACACCAACTATTCCTGAAAGAAAAGAATGGATGTTTGTTTATGATTTTATCCAAGAAGAATTAGCTGAATATAAAGAAGCTTGTGAAAATGGAGATATCGTAGAAATTTTAGATGCATTATGTGATATTACTTATGTTTCATTAGGTAATGGTACTATGTTACATGGTTTAAAAGGTAAAATTTGGGAAGCATACCAAGAGGTACAAGCATCAAATATGTCTAAAGCATGTAAAACAGAAGAAGAAGCTATCGAAACAGCTAAATCAGAAGCAGCTAGAATAGGTGAAGAAACTCATTACGAACAAGTAGGAGAATATTGGATCGTTTACAGAACACGAGACAGAAAAGTATTAAAATCAATCAATTATTTTAGACCAGATTTAACACAATTTTTTACAGATGAAGAAATCGAAAAAGCAAAATTGGGCGTATAGCGACACTAAAGTTAGAAATGATAAAGCCCTTAAAATTAATGGTCATAAATTACCTGACCCAAAATTACACCAACAAATTAGTTTTATTAAATCAGGTATCCGTATTTTAGGGTACGCTGCATTATGGTGGAGCATTGATATTGCTGCCACTTTATTAATTTTATCAGAAGTAGTAGGAATAGGAGAGGAATTAGTTTAATGTATAAGAATTGTTATATTCACAGAAGGGGTAATGATTATGATAATTTTGTAGTCCACTTATGGACAGATGAAGGATACACAGTAGAAGAATTTCAAAATTATGGTTATCGAGAATGTCCATCTCACCAAGCGACTCATGTTGGATTAGGAGGAGAATCCCTTAAAAAAGTGTATAATTGGTATCGTAACGATGAAAATTTACATTATACGGATCATACACTAGGAAATATGCATACTAAATTCCTAATTGACAAATATGGTACTAATGATGAACCCTCTAAAACCCATAGAGAAGTATTTTTTGATATTGAGATTGAAATGGGTGGTGCTTTAACACCCCAATACATTAAAGAAGCCTCTAAACCTGTCACCTCTATTGCTTGGTGGGATAAACAAGCAGATGAATGGACTATTATTATATTAGATAAAACAGGTGAGATTAAAGCAGGCACCCAAGATGGAAGAGAAATTATACCCGTAAAACGAGAAACAGATCTACTTGATATATTTTTAACTAGAATGGAAGCTATACAACCAGATATTTTAGTTGGTTATAATAGTGACTATTTTGATATTCCGTATCTTTACTATAGAATTTATAATAGATTAGGTAAACGTAATGCAAAACGTTTATCACCTATAGGGGTTGTAAAAGAACAAACTTGGAATACAGACCAACCAATTAGAATAGCAGGTGTAGCGTCTTTAGATTATATGCGCTTACATAAAAAATATTCTTTCCAGCAAGAACCATCTATGAAGTTAGATTTCTTAGGTGAAAAATATGTTGGTCAAAAGAAAATAGAATACAATGGTTCATTAGATAGATTATTTGCAGAAGACAAACAAAAGTTTATTGAATATAACTTTGTGGATGTTTTAATTTTAAAGAAACTAGATGAAAAATTCAAGTATCTAGATTTAACTAAAAATATATCACATAAAGGAAAAACATTATATGAAGATGTTTATCAATCTTCAAAAACACAAGATGGTGCTATATCAGCATACTTATTAAATGAAGGTATAATACCACCAAATAAAGACCCTAACCCCATAATTAAAGAAGATGAAGAAGGAAACAAATTATCGTATGCTGGCGGATATTTATTCTGTCCTAAAACGGGTATTTTCAACTACATGTTTGATGAGGATCTTACTAGCCTATATCCTTCTATTATTATGTCTCTCAATATTGGCCGTGAAACTTTCGTAGGACGATTAATAACACCAGATGACAGAGATAATAGACTAGCTTTAAATGATCTTGAAAAAATGGATCAAAATAGAGAATTTGATATTGAAAATTTAAAGCGTCAAAGAAAAACTATGAAGGTTAAAGAATTAATATCCTTTATAAAAGAACACAATCTAGCAGTTACGGCAAATGGTGTAATGTTTAGAACAGACAAACCATCAACACTATCAGTAGTACTAGCAAAATGGTTTGACGAAAGAGTTGAGTATAAAAATGCTATGAAAAAAGCATACAAATCAGGTGATAAAGTAGGAGGTGATTTAAATCACTTAAGACAATACACTATGAAAATCTTACTCAACTCATTATATGGTGCTACAGCATTACCCCAATTTAGGTATGGTTCTGTATTATTAAGTGAAGGTATTACACTTACAGGACAAAGAATTATTCAAGATTCAGGTACATTTATAAACCAAACAGCTGAAAAAACATTACAAACAGGCAAACCAGTTTATGAAATTAAAACAACCCCAACTCAACGTTATGAAGATTGTATGGGTGTTGTAATGTATGAAGACACAGATTCATGTTATGTTAATGCTGAACCATTATTACGTAAATTATACCCTGATTTTGACAGTATGGGAGAATCAGATAAAGCAGACAAGCTTGAAGCAATGTCATTAGAATATGAAAAGAAAATTAACGAATATTACAATGATTTAGCATTAGATGCGTTTAATGTTCCTGTAGACAAACACAGATTAGAAATGAAAACAGAATGTACAATACGTTCTGCATTCTTTTCAGGTAAGCGTAGATATGCGCAGTATATCACAAAGAAAGAAGGTGTACCTTGTGATGAAATTGACGTAAAAGGTCTTGACTTTAAAAAATCAAATTTTCCACCTTTATTTAGAACATTTTTTGAAGAATTACTTAATAAAATCCTATTTGGAGCAGATAAAGAAACCATAACAGAAGAAATCATTAATTTTAAGGAATCACTTAAGGATATGGATTTTGTAGATATATCCAAACCAACAGGAGTAAAGGGTATAGAAAAATATGTAGCATCTCCCCCACATGCAGGAGGTATATTTAGTACTTATAATTTAAAAGCCCCCGTAGGTGTTAAAGCAGCTGTAAGATACAATGATTTACTTAAATTTAAAGGTTTAGATAAAAAACACACTCAAATAGTTGAAGGTGATAAAATTAAGTGGGTTTATTTAAAAGATAACCCCTACAAAATAGATACTATTGGGTTTTTAGATTTTGATTTACCCGAAAAAATCAGAGATTTTATTGAAAATTATGTGGATATCTCCAAATCTTTTGATACAATACTTAAGAATAAATTGGAATCTTTTTATCAAGATTTAGGATGGGGGGATTTAAATTTCAATACGTATAACGAATGGTTATTTTAAAATATGGTAAGTAAAAAGGTTTTATTAGATGTAATATCTAAATATTCATTAGGTGGTCTTGTAGAAAAAATCCAATGGACAGTTAAAGATAATAAATTTAGCACAGAGTTTTTAGGATCAGGATATAAGGGAATAGTTGAATATAATAATGATTTTAACCTCAAAGAGGGAAATTATGCTATATGGGAAACCCCCCAATTAGTAAAATGCCTTAATATATTAGATGAAAATATATTACTTGAAGCTTCATATAAAGGTGGTGTCCCTACTCATTTTAATATTGCGGATACAAATTATGAAATCACATTTTCACTTTCAGACCCATCAAATTTTGATAACCCTAAACCCTCATCATCACCCCCAGCACCTACAGCAACATTCGAAATATCAGATGAATTTTTTACTAGGTTTATAAAATCAACAGATATACTATCAGGTATTACTAATCCTTTATTTTCTTTAAAAAGTGCTGAAGGTTTTACAGGTTCTGAATTAATATTTAATGTAGAAAATGGACACACATCTCTTGATTTTGCTATAGAATCTGAAATAAAAGAAGAAATTAAACCATTTTATTTTAATGTAGATTTAATTAGAGTAATTTTAAAAGCTAACAAAAATTACTTAAATGGTTCATTCAACGCTTACCTTATCCCTAATAAAAACGTTTTAGTAATTAAACTAGAATTCGAAACAGAAAACGGAATTAAAACTAAATACCAAATAAATAACACTATTAAATAAATTACAATGTCAAAGCAACTAATCTTAATTACAGCCCCTTTTAACTGTGGGTATTGTGAAAGAGCAAAAAAAGTTCTACCAGAAATATGTGAAAAACATGGTTTTGAACTAATCGAAATGAAAGATGAAAAAACAGGAGATCCTGAAGAAGATTTACCTGTAGATATGTACCCAACTATTATGATTCGTGTAAATGAAGAAATGAAAATGGTTAATAGAGGGTGGAGTGAAAAGAAAATACTAAGTGAAATTAAAAAACATTAGGAAAAGCGAAATATTTTTCGTATCTTAATGTATAAAACAAAATATAATATGAGAGGAAGACAAAAAGGTCAAACCAAAAGAATGAGCAAAATTAAGGACGCAGCAATTGCACCTTATGAAATTTATGTAGAAGAAGATCAGTATGTTCTAGTAGACACTGAAAAAGACAAACCAGTAGGATATTTTAGTAGATTAGATGTTGCTATACATAAAATATCTCGTTTAAGTTTGGCTAACCAAAAAGAAGATTATACATTAGCGGGCTTTATAGAAAGTTTCAATAATATAAAAAACAAATTAACAGAACCCTTTAAAAATATTTAATATGGAATGTCCAATTATACCTTTAAGTGATAAAGTTGTTATTCTCCCCATAGAAGAAGGAGAACAAAAGTATGGAAATATTATTGTACCTGATGCTGGTGGCGAAAAACCAGAAATGGGGACAGTATTAGCTGTAGGTCCTGGTAGAATTAGTACTGATGGTACTTTAATCCCAAACAGATTAGAAGTAGGAGTTACAGTTATGGTACCAAAATTTGGTGCACAAAAAGTAGAAATAGAAAACGAAACATACCTCATGGCAGGAGAAAGTGATGTATTAGGAATTATAAAACAAAAAGAAGACAATGAGTAAAATTATCGAGACGGGTTCTGATTCAAGAACTAAATTATTAAGTGGTGTTGAACAATTAGCTAATGCAGTTGTTACAACATTAGGGCCTAATGGACGTAACGTAGTAATTGCACAACAAGGTGGTAATTTACCTACATCAACTAAAGATGGTGTTACAGTTGCAAAAACAGTTACATTAAAGGATCCAGTTGAAAATTTAGGTGCACAAATGGTTAAACAAGCATCTATTAAAACAGCTGACAATGCTGGTGATGGTACAACTACAGCTACATTATTAGCTAAAGAATTAATTTCTGAGGGTATGAACCATACAAACTTATCTCAAAAGCACAATGCAGTTGCTATTAAAAGAGGTATGGATAAAACAGCTAAAGAAATTGTTAAACATCTAAAAGAAATGTCTACTGATATTTCATCAGAAGAACAAATTAAACAAGTAGCCACTATTTCAGCTAACAATGATGAAGAAGTAGGTAATTTAATTGCTGCCGCCATTGATAAAGTAGGTTTAGAAGGGGTAGTTACAGTTGAAGAAAGTAAATCATACGAAACAACATTAGAAACAGTTGAAGGTATGGAGTTTGATAGAGGTTATAAATCACCTTATTTTGTAACTGACAATTCAACAATGCAAGCACAATTAGATGATCCATACGTTTTATTATATGATGGTAAAATTAGTGCTGTAAAAGAATTATTACCAATTTTAGAAGGTGTTTCACAACAAAATAAGTCAATGCTTATTATTGCAGAAGATATTGATGGTGAAGCATTAGCAGCTATGATTGTAAATAAAATGAGAGGCATTTTAAAGTGTTGTGCTGTTAAAGCACCTGACTTTGGAGAAAGAAGAACCCATATATTAGAAGATATAGCTGTATTAACAGGTGGTACTGTTATTTCTAAACAAAAAGGTATGCGTTTAGATAAAGCTACATTTGACCAGTTAGGTACTTGTAGAGGTGTAACAGTAGGTAAAGAAAAAACCACAATTGTAGATGGTAATGGTTCTGAAGAAGCAATTACAGCTCGTTTAGAAGAAGTAAAAGATCAAATTGAAAGAGCAGATAGTAATTATGCTGTTGAACAATTACAAAACAGATTAGCTAAAATGGCTGGTGGTGTTGCTGTAATTAATGTAGGTGGTTTTACCGAAACTGAAATGAAAGAACGTAAAGATAGAGTTGATGATGCACTACACGCTACCAGAGCTGCTTTAGATGAAGGTATTGTACCAGGTGGTGGAGTTGCTTTATTAAAAGCTAAACACATGTTATGTGAAGCAAATCAATTAGTTTGTGAAGATGATGAAACAATTGGTTCAGCTATTTTATTAAGTGCTATTGAAAAACCATTTATCCAAATTCTTAAAAATGCAGGTATAGATAAATATCATGGTATTTTAGCAGCAGTAGAACATGATTTTAAAGGTTATAATATCAAGACAGGTCAATATGTTGATATGGTAGAAGAAGGAATTATTGACCCAACAAAAGTAACTAGAACAGCATTAGAAAATGCAGTGTCAGTTGCAGGAACAATGTTAATCACAGAATGTACAATAGTTGATGATCCAGAAGGTGATAAAGAAGTGGATCCAATGTCAATGATGGGAATGTAATGGATATAGTACTAAATTACATATTTATAGGTTTTACATGTACATTTTTGTTAGATTTTGCATCAGACAAATATGCAGACCACGATGCCTTTGAAAACGTACCTGATTGGAACTGGGGAGCTAGAATAATGTTTATATTATTTTGGCCCCTGGGTACTGCTTTATTTATTTACACATTTGTAAAAGAATATTTTAAATAATGAAATTATTAAATACACATCCAGTAAAAAAGTCAGATTTAGGTTTCCACGGAAACCTTTTTGGCGGAAAGTTACTAGCTTGGTTAGATGCTAGTGCTGCAGGTTTTGCATGTGAATTTTGTGACACACCTAGAATGGTTACAATTTCAATTGATAAGTGTATTTTTAAAAGACCTGCTAAAGAAGGTCAACTTATTAAAATATATGGGGCTGTTGAAAAAATAGGTGATACAAGTATAAAGTTGAAATTAGAAGCAAGATCACATAATGTTTATAATGGTAAACAAAACATCATATTAGAAACATATATTACATTTGTTAGAATTGATGAACAAGGTGAAGCTATACCAATTAGTGATAGAGTTAGAAATAAATTACTTTTAAAAGACGAGTAAATGGAGTTATGGGTAGAAAAATATAGACCTCAAGTATTAGAGAATTATGTAGGTAATGAAGTTATTAAAAATAAAATAACAGATTATCTTACACAAGGATCTATTCAAAACCTACTATTCCACGGGGTTGCAGGTACAGGTAAAACTACATTAGCTAAACTAATTGCTAAAAATTTAAATTGTGATTTATTATATTTAAATGCTAGTGATGAAAGAGGTATAGATACAATTAGAGAAAAAATCATACCATTCGCTTCAACTATGAGCTTTAATGATGTTAAAATTATTATATTAGATGAAGCAGATTATTTAACACCACAGGCACAAGCTACATTACGTAACACAATGGAAACGTTTAGTAGTTCAACCCGTTTTATTTTAACTTGTAATTATTTAGAACGTATAATTTCTCCTCTACAGAGTAGATGTCAAACATTTGAAATTACACCTCCATCAAAAACAGAAGTAATAGAACATATATCAAATATAACAGCAGAAGAAAAATTATTTGATGTAGAAATTGAAGATGTACAAAAAGTAGTTAATACACATTATCCTGACATTAGAAAAATAATTAATACTATACAAGGTTCTATTGTAGATGGTTATGTTAAAATTGACGATAATTCACTTAAAAATTCACAGTTAGGTGATCAAATAGTAGATGCATTAGAGAAAAAACTTAAACTATCTGTTATAAGACAAATGTTAGCAGATTCAGGTGCTCGTGAATTTGATGGGTTATTTAAAGTATTATATGATAATGTTAGTAAATATACTAACAGAGAAGGAGAAGCAATACTAATTATTGCTAAATACCAGTATGAATATACATTTGTATTAGAAAAAGAAATATGCATAGCAGCAATGTTAAATAAATTATTAGATATATGTTAAAAGTAGAAGTTAAAAAAGGTAATATTGGTGGTGCTCTTAAAATGCTTAAGAAAAAATTTAGAGATACTAAAACACTTAAAAAATTAAGAGACCGTAAAGAGTATACCAAACCGTCTGTAGCAAAAAGACAATCAAAAGAAAAAGCAATAGCAAGAGATAAATACAGAAGAGATAATGATGAATAATCCACAACAACCCCAAATGAATGTAGATTTTAGCCAAACAACAGCTGAAACATGTGAAAGTTGCGAAAACGAAACATTCGTACAAGTATACCAAATGCGTAAATTATCAGCATTACTATCCCCAACAGGACAAGAAGCTATGATACCAATTCAAGTATTTGCTTGTGCAAAATGTGGACATATCAATAAAGGTTTTTTACCTAAGGAGTAATGAATCCATTTGATCACATTAAAAACCTACATACTAAAAAACGTACTTGGAATGATTTTAATGATGAAGAAAAAAAATCATTTAACGTTTTTATTATAAATAAAGGTTTAAGTATGAACCCTGACTATCTAGGAATAGTTAATATGGTTCAAAATTTTACGGGTTTAAATCAAGTTATATCCCCAAAAGAGGTATTTAACATTTATTTTAATTTACTTCCTAACAAATTTCGTTTTTATAAATGGATTAAAGGAGCTAAAAGTAAAAAAGATAAAGAAAAAGCAGAATATTTGGCTATGCATTTTAAAGTTAGTACCAGAGAAGCATACGATTATTTAAATATTTTAGATAAAAAAACAGTTAAAACAATTATAAAAGGTTATAAAAATGAATCACAAAGAAAGGCTATATAGAGCTTTAAAAAGCGAATGTGAAGCAAACATTAATGAAGCTTTACTTACAATGGATATGTGTTTTAATAATGCAGCTGCTATTGGAGAACATACATCAGAACATTTTCTAGAAGAAGCAAGTAAATCATTAACTAAACTAACAGACGCTAGAGACAGATTAGATACATTAAGAGAATATTATAATGACT